TATTGCTTGGTCACTTTGCGGTCCTTGATAATCCGACAGATGTACGGGACTCTCACCCCGCACATTTTAGCCAGTTCATTCAGGCTCCCGGCTGTGGCCAGCGGCAATTCCAGCCCATCCGCTTCACTGATCAGATATATCATAAATTTCCCGTATATCCATCAGTTCGCTTACCACCTGATCGATTGATTTCAATGTGACCGCAAAAATCCCATGTTCAATGGTCGTAAATACCAACGAATCACCCTTGAGGATATATTTCAACCCACGGATATCGCTGGCAATCTCAATGCCATTGTCCCGGTCAACTGATTTTGAGTATTTGCGGAATATTTTTTTAACGTCGATTTGCAACTTGTCAGCCATCGCATATCCTTTCCAACAACTTTTTTATGTCATACCGCCTATTAACCTTCAGTACCCGACTGTCAACCTCAATCCCAATTTTCCGGGCATCGGCTACGTTCATGCTTTTCTTTTCGCATTTTTCAGCCCATGAATAAAAATCGTCTATTTCGATGTAAAACGTTCCTCCCGGTATTGTTTGGGTTTTTGTTTCCCTGTCTGAAAATTCGACCAACAATCCGGCGTGGACACCGTCAAACTTTTTCCGGTCGATCAGGCTTTTAACCTGGTGGGCTTTGATTGACGGTTTTGGTTTTCCTTTGGTCTGAATGGTTGGCGGCTGATTAAAGCTTATATTGCCTGTTTGAGCTGTTTTTAATTCTAGGTATATTAGATTACCTTTATCGAATAAAAACCCATCACATGGGCTGTCAGGCGTAAATCTGATACTTTCCGCATTGCCATCGTCCCATTTGTTGCCATCTATGAACCGTTCCCACAATATTCCTTGCTTTTCGCAGGACGCTTTTATGTTTTGCTCAAATCGCTTGCCTTCATTTTGTGCCATTAAACACCTCAATCAGTGGACAGAGCGGGTTTTTGCTTTCCGGGTCTTTCCGGCATTTCTCCACCCCATTATCGAACCATTGGTAGTCGCAGCCGTCGCATTCGTAATTTTCATTAATCATAAAATCCCTCATTTCTTGGGTCGGTATGTGGGTTGTATTTACCAAACCCATCACTTAATTGTTTTATCTGATCTTGAACATTTCCCGGCAATGCCTTATATTCCCGATCTTGAGCCGTCCGGCTTCTGAATGTCCTCATAAAATTCGATTGGACAACACTATTTACCGTTTCCGCATCCATTCCGGCCCAGCTTTGCAGCATCTCCGGTGATCCCACCGAACTTTGCAGAACTGGCGGCAATTTTGCGAATTCTTCCTGTGAATGCCACGCTGAATTTTTTATAGCCTTGAATACTAATTGCCATGCCTCCATTTCCGTCATTTCCGGTGGCGTGGTGTTTTTTATGAGTTGATCCATGACGACGCCTGGTGAAGGTGGGAAGTCAGATTTACGTGTCGCAATAATAGCCCCGACTGCATTCTCGACATCTGAATATTTCCAGTCTTTGAATGTTTTCGCCCATAATTTCACAGTAACTATCAAATCCGGCTCCGTAACTTTTTGATATCCTGCCGGGTATGCAGCTTTTAGAATCGCCAGAATGTTATTTGCTTCTTTACTCGTCATCAAATACTCCTTCCATTGCCATTTTTAAAAATGGATTATTGGTGTCATTGTTGTTAGATCCGCTTTTGCTTCGGTAGACCCCGCCTTTGTCCTGTTCTTTTGCCAGCCATCCTGTAATAAACCGAAGTATTCCATTTCTTGTTTTGCCACGCTTTGAATTCGCTTCAAGCCAGCCTCTCATTTTTCTAAGCTCTTGTAGTACATCAACCGCCGGATATAACTCATGCCAGTTGTTAACCTGTTTCTCTGTAATTACATACTCAGTTTTATCAACTAAAGGCAATGCAATAATTACTATTGGTTCTGGTTCCGGCTCGGGAGCTGGCTCGTCAGCTCCGTGCAGTATATTATCCTCACCTAACCTATCCTTACCTATACTTACCTTACCTAACCTAACCTGGGTTTCCAAGTTGTCACCCACTCGGTTGTCAGTTGGTTTACCATTGGTTGACAGTTGGTTGTCAGTGATTGATCTCAGTCTGTATGATCCATTTTCTTTTTCATCAAGCAACGCTCGTTCTTCTTGATAAACCGTTTCTTTAAACCGATCCTTGCGAATATAATTGTGCAAACGCCAGTGCTTGATCACGATTATTCCGTTTTCAAAAAGAATAATGAAGCTCTTGGATATTAGCAGTTTTAAGTCATCGTCATTACATCCGACCATTCTTTGAATCTTTTTTGGGTTATTGATAAATCCTTCATCATCAGCTCTCATGCATAAGTGAAAATATAAAACCTGCGAGGTTAAAGGCATGTCTAAAAATGCATCAGAATCAATTATCGTTTTTGCAAACATTCTCCGTTCAGCCACTTAATCACCTCCAAATCACCGCCCGGGGCCTTGCGACCCCGCCCTTTCGCTGAATTATAGAATACTGGTCTCTTTATATAAGATTTATAAAAAGCTTAAAAAGATATATCATCGTCGTCCGCCATCAGGTGGAAGTCTTCGTCAAGGCCCATTGTCGGCATAGGTTCGCTATTGCTCTGGTACTGGGTGTTGGCACTGCTGCTGCCGTCCTTCTTGCTGCCCAAAAACTGGATCTCATCAGCTATAACTTCCGTCACGTACCGGCGCTGGCCGTCCTGGGCATCATAGCTCCTGACTTGCAATCTCCCAGATACCCCGATCTGACTGCCTTTTGAAAGATACTGCCCGGCAAATTCAGCCTGTTTTCCCCACACCACGATTGGCACAAAGTCCGCTTCTTTCTGGCCGTCTTTGTTCTTGAAACGGCGGTCAACGGCCAATGTGAATGTGGCCACTGATTTTCCGGATGTGGTGTTTTTGACGTCGGGCGATTTAGTTAGGCGCCCAACTAATATGACGCGATTCATGCTGATCTCCTTTTCTTTTCATCATTTCTCTTTCGCATGTGGTATGACATATGCTCGCTCTTTGTCATCAATTCCAAGTTTTCCTTCCGGTTATCAGATCGTTTTTCATTTTTGTGATGAACACATTCATCCAGGAGTAAATGCCTCCCAATGATCGCTTCCATTACTAAAATATGTTCCATGATGTAACCTTCAGCGCTACTTTTCGGGTGATCTGGGAAATAGATATAGATATATCCATCACTTCTGACTTTCTTGTGGCCAATCCCGCCAATCTTATGACCTTCAGATATCTTTAATTTTGTTTCTTCAGACAACACTTTCCCACGATGTAGATCGCCTATTCGTTTGCAATTTTCAGGCGACAATTTGGCTCCTTTCATGGTGAATGTTTCTTTATGGTCTCGAGTCTCAATATTAAATTTCTTTAAATAATTAAATACTGTGCCGATAGAAACGCCCAATTCTTTAGACACTGTGTGCATTGGCTTTTTATCTTCAATATAAAGTTTTAGCAAGTATTCTTTATTTACTTTATTCATTGTCCGCACCTCCAAAGAAATCATCATCCTGGACTAATTCAGCCGCTTTTGGTTCTTCTGCTTTTTCCGGTTCGACCTCGGCAAAATCAACATTGTCAACGTACTCCACGCCGTTGTCAGTAATCACGCCCATGTCCGATTCTTGGGCTTTCTGCATCTCAATTGACATAATCCCCCACTTTGAAATTAATTGCCGCAACATTGTTTTGTACGCCATTCCATCGAAATCTTTCTCCCAAAAGGTGTAACCCTTTTTTGCCTTGTAACCCATGGAATATTTAAGCGCATGGCACTCCATTTTTGTTCTTGACCAGTACATGGCTTTTTTAAATCCGTTGCTATACTCAAACATGGCGTAATATCCAATTGTTGGGGCATTTTCCCGGGTTTCTTCATCCTCGATGAGTTGGACTTCAATTTCTTCCTCGAGTGGGTTAAAACTGATTAATTCGCCTTCTTTGATTGCAAGGACGTTTAGTTTTTTGTAGAAACCTGACCGGATAGCAAGCTGCACGTAACCTTTGTATCCCAGTTGAAATTGGGCCACCTTGCAACCCCGGTTTCTGTCATTAAATGGAACCATGTAATATTGCCCCAATTGCGGCGACGGTGATAATTTCAGGCTTTCCCCCAGCATCGCCGCAGATAAGATTGACCCCTGATCACACTCGGCCAGCGCCGGGTTATTACTTACTGCTGAAATGATTGAGGTCATGAAACGTTGCCCATCTTTGCCGCCGACCATCTCGTTAATTTTCTTTTTTACTCCATCAGATGTGATGTAACTTGAAAATGTACCGCCTTGTTGTTTTTTCGCTAAACTATTGTTTACTGCCATTATTTCACCTTCCCATATTTGATTTTATTGCTTACCAGAAATTCTCTTAGTAATGCTTTTTGCTCTGCTGTAACAAATACCCGGAAGTCCAAAACTTCAAGCTGCTGCGTGTGATCCAAGTCTGGTTCGCGCTTTTCCGGTTGCCAGTTTGCTGCCTCCATAACATTTACTTGCC